CTTGTATTAGAACTGTATCACCAGCTCTCACTTCATATCTATCAAGACCAACTTCCATTTCACCACTTCCTTGTATAAAAATATAGACTTCTTCTTGTCCTTTATGTCTGTGGCCAGTTGTGCTTTTGTTAGGGTGTAATAGAGTAGAACTGACGACCATGTTATTCAATAATACATTATCAGAAACAACATACCTGTCGTCCTGTTTTACTATACCACCGCCTATGTTCCAATCTCTATATCTCATTTATAAAACCTCAATTCATATTCATCACCTGATAACCAAAATGTTATCACACTATGACTGTACACTTGAACTCTTTTCTTTTCAATGTTACATACTTTTTTCTTTACACCTGTTATTGGGTCAGTATTTGCACCAGCTATCGCACCAAATAAAGCACCACCTGCAGTTGCAGTATCATCACCATCAGAAATAATACTACCAATGATACCACCAATAAGAGCACCTTTAAGAGCATTTTGACTGTTTGTTTGATTTTCTTCATATATTATTTTACACTTTTCTACTGAATGTCTGTCTGATGTATATCGCCATTCGTATATATCTTCAACTTGTACATTATATGGTTGTTCTGATGTCCAATGTTTTGCATGTCCAGGCATTGTTAATAGTAACCAGAATACAACTCCTATTAGGTATACTTTAACAACCCAGTATACCAAATATAAAAATCTATCCATTATTAGCATTTATCCTCCTTATCGTAAAAAAATCCTGTTATAATATATTTCTCTTCAAATAGTTTATCAGCTTTATGTTCCCAAACCCAGCCAGTCGGCATTACCAACACTCTTCCAGCTCTAGGCATTATTTGAGTATCAAAATGTTTAAACTTCAGTTCTCCCTCATCTAAATCATTTAAGTAAATAATAAAGACAATCTTTCTTTTCCATGCTTCATCATTTTTTCCACCCAAGTCATTATGCCAATCAATATAGCCACCAACTGGTGTGTAATGCACTTTCCAATTAAATGTTATTGTACTATAATCTTGGTCTAAAGTAAACTCATTTTTATATTTGTTATATATTTCTTCTATGGTTTTATCGATAAAGAATCTTTGTTCTTGATATAGACGACTTTCTAATCTAAATAAATCTCTATTTCCCTTAGAATGTTTAACACCAACCACTGTCCATTCTTCATTACAGTCTTTTAACAAAAGTTTTGTTTCATCTATAAAAACTTGACATTGTTCTTTTGTTAGAACATCATCATAATAACGAATAAAATCAGACATTAATAGTGTTACCTCTACCAGATTTCTTTTTCATATTCTTAAGTAGATCTGACCATCCATCGCCTGCTCGTGTTATATTACTTTTAGTCGAACCAACAAAAGCCGGCATTTTAAATACTTGTTCAATATTTGGTTTCTTTAACTCAAACTGCAAATCTTGGTATGAGCACGTAACATCCCATACTTTACCAGTCTTTGTGTTAGTCAAAGTGTAAACAGGCATTATAATATCAAATTAGGAAAGGCATCTTTTACAATTGCTTTCGTAATCCCCTTTGGTGCTGTTTTATTAATCATATTTACAACATGTTTAGCATCTTGTGGATGTATTGATTCTATTAAACCAATAAACAATGCTTCTCTTTTAAATGATGGCATCTTATCACCAACCCCACCTTTAACGAAATATTTTAAATCCATATTTCTTCTAAACCAACTTGAAGGATGGTTATGTGGATCTGACGGTTTATATGGAGGTTCTCCTTGTGGTAAATTCCAAATTACTTTTTCGTCCAACGATCCTTGAAGAATATCCTTCAGGGCAAATGATTCATTATCTTGTAATACTTTAACTTTTTGTTCTTTCGTTCTACACTTTCGTGCTTCTTCTAAAACTTCAAAAACATATTTTGTAGCCATTATATAAACTCCTTATTTTTAGGTAAAGTTATTTATTCAAATAAATTCTTCTACATTTTCTAATAGCATCTTACATCTCTTTGCTACTAGGAATGGAAACACTTTACCTTTATTACTCCAAGCATCTTGGCTATTATATGCTTGTATGATTCTATCTTTATATTCCTGAGGTGTTTCAGATAAATCTATTAGTTTTTTGTTCCTGCTATAATTCCTATACCAAGAAGCATAAACCATCAGCTCTCCCTCAGTAATATCCTGTATAATTTCACTTAATCTTTTCTTTGATAATGGTTTCTGTCTTTTCTCTTCATTAACTAAACTGTCATCATCAGATAGAACATTAGGGACACCGTCGCCAGTATCACCTCTTAATATATGTTCCATCAGATAAAGTTTAGGATTGGGTTCGTCAAGGAACCCTTTCCTAATGGGAGAAAACTGTCTTACATTATCATACTTTTGTAATTGAACAAAATCCTTATCACCAGATATAATCAAAACGTTTTCATATTCACCGAACTCCTGTGTATTTTCTACAAGAGTTCCGATTATATCATCAGCTTCACATCCTTCAATATGAATTACTTTATAAGGAAAGTTCTCTGTAATCTCTTCTCTAATCATTGTGATGATACGAAATATCTCATCCCAATCTTTGTCATCTTTATCACGACCCTTTGCTCTGTTTGCTTTGTACTCTGGATAGTATTCTTTTCTCCAACTTCTAGCATCAGTCGCAATAACTATTTCACCATATTGTTCTTTAAATCTATTTCTATAACTTCTAATATTGTTTAGTATTTGATGACGAATCAAATCTTCGTTCATCTCAATTTTCTCAATCATAATATGACTGATTGCTAGTGCATTAAAGTCTAATATAATCATATCCAATCTACTCCATCAAGTGTATAGTGCCATCTTGGCTCTCTCATAAACATAAATGTTGCTTGATAATCTGGTTTAATATCATCAGCAGGAATTGGTACAAACTTGTGACCATTTTCTAGTGCAAATATTTTTTCATCTACACCAACATCTTTGTTTCTTTCCCAATTAAATAACTCACCACAACAAGCATCGAATGGTATACCAACATATCTGTTTAGTTCTTTAACCCATATTTGCCATTCTGTTTGCTCAGGATATGATTCCTTAAAGAATTGAGCCATATCATCAATGTCATCATGTTCAGGATAAAGCTGTGTCAATACAGCAACTTCTTCCTCTGGAGTTAAAGTAGATTCTACAGTCCACCAAATCACCCCATTTAGTGAATGACTTGAATTAGTCATACCAACTCTATATTTGTACACTGGTTTTGTTCTAGGTAAGTTTTTATCGTTTTCTTTATATTCGTCAGTATGCTTTTGCCAAAGTGTTCTAGTTTCTACCATTATACAAGACTCCAATATTCATTAAACATTTGAGCGATATAATCTTTTGCTATTTCTTGAGCATAAGCAGTTTCTAATTTAAGCTCTTTTAAAGCATAATCAATTACTTCTACTAGACATTCTGCTTCAGCAGTTTTTTCCATAATTCCAGGAATACTATCAACTTTTTCTTCGATAGTCATCATATAATTTTTTATTTTCATAATGTTTTCTCCTCTTTTTATCATTATATAAACATTGTACTATAAAAAAACAATAAAGTAAAGCATTTTTTTAAAAAAAGAATCGTTTGTTTTCAGTGACTTATAAACTTATCAACTATTTTATTCTGCACCGAACCAAGAAACTTCTAGATTTTCATCATAAATGTTTCCTCGTGCATAGTTAAGATATGGTTCTTTTGTAGATTTTGCTCTTAAGATATCACCTTTTTTGAATTTATCATTATCTTCTTTAACAACAAATCCCCAATTACTCCCACCATCTTTCATAATTCGTGTGTATTCTTTACCTTCTATAATGTGATATATGGGAGTTTTAACATCATCAGAATTAGATATGATACCTTGCTTTTCAAGGTCAATTCTATGTGTATTTTCTGAATGAATTATCTTACGAACTAAGTCGTTTATCTTTTCATCATATTCTGTTAATTCAAGAAACATTATAATTCTCCAATATTCTAAGTGTATCTTGCCAAGAATATACATGATGAACAGTATCTTTCTCTGGGTCAAGAGCATAAGCAAGTGGATAATCATTACCACCTTCTTCTATTTTATCACCAAAAAATATGATTGGTTCATTACCATCAGGCCATTGTTTAATCTGAGGTAATACTTGACTCTTATCTCTACCTTTAGGGTGAATATCAATACCAATTTCTCCAGCAACTGTTGCCGTTAATTCAGGAAATAATTGTTCAATTTGACTAGCAAAATTTCCTCTTTCAAATCTCTCTTTATCCCAAAGAGTGTATACATACCTTTCATAAAAAGTAGCATTTCTACCAATAACTGAAAAGTTGACCATACTTTTTCTTATTTCAATATGGTTACCAGTTCTCATTGTTTTAGGAAAATCACTTTCATTTAGGAAAGTCATTAAAAGATTTCTCAAATGTACAGGGCAATCCCAATGTCTTTCATAATTACTTTCTCTACCTAAAAGTCCTGGATAATCACTATCATGGAAATAAACATCTGAACCAGATTCACAATAAACTTCTCTACATCTTTGTAGAATATCCATAGGAACTTGTTCCATAGTTTTTTCTATATTAGAACCAGTAACAAGATATACTGGATTATTTTTTACGAATTCAGTAAAAAATTCTTCCATAGTTTTAGTCATCTTTTGACGACTTGGTGTTAGTGTACCATCAACATCAAATACATAATTAGTCATCTATTCTTTAACTCCTCTTTTATTTCCATTCTATATGCTCGTACAGCACCTTTTACTATACTAGGGTATTCACCTAGATATGAACCAGCCTCTAAATCTTCCTTTGTTACAAGATGTTTATGTGGGTGTTCAATTGTATCATAATTTTTTAATATGTGCTTTGCCAGTTTATCAAACTCATGGTCTGGTACAAGTGGTGCATCTTCAACATAATATGCATATGCACACATTAGATATTTTGCTATTGGATTTTTCATATTTTTCTTCTCATATAATAATACTCTATATTATTTTTACAAGAAAGTAAAGACTTTTTTTTATTTTTTTAGATGTTTTGAGTGAATTTTACAACCAATGAATTCATTATAATATTCGTCAGATAATAATACATCATATTGAAACTGCAACTTTGCTTCATAGTAAGACATCTCACCTTTTGTTTTACAAAGATGTAGTATTACTCTTTCATACTCCGAGTAGTTGTTTTCGACTTTTTCTTGGAGTTCTTTGTTTGACCCATAGTATTCTCGCCAGTTGGATTCAACTCTGGTTTTAATTTTTCTAGGTCGTTTGCTATTTTTAGGAAGAGTTTTTGGAGACCAGAAATTCTTTTTACCAATATACTTCTTGCCCGTGGCGAGTTCTGTAATTTGGTACACAAATCCCTGATAGTCTTCGGGTGTTTCATTGAATTCTTTATCATTATATAACCACATACATTTATTTAGTCTTCTTCTATAAAATGTTTTATATAGTCATCATCTACTAATACAGAATATGCTTCACAACCGCAACAAGGACAATACTCTGGTTGATGAGTTACTTGAACAAAACAAATTATACCACATTCATCACATTCTAGTTGGTACTCGTCTAAACCACCGCTCATTCTCGATCCTTTCTAATATTTGTTGTTTTCGTTCGTCTGTTGCTCTTAGCCATTCTGTTATTTCTTCTTTTTTTCTACCACAGCCAATACATATATTTACATTATTCAATACGCATATTTGTTTGCACGGAGATTTTATATTAGAAGTCAATTTCACAAGCACCACCTGCACATGCGGCTGCAGCTAATGTGTCTATATCAGTATATTTCTTTTCTCTTACATCTTCGAGCCAATCAATCTCGGTAAGATTATCTTGTATCTTATTCCATTTATGTAAGAGATATGCATCTTTTAAACAATATTCTGCTTGTTTGATATTACCATCTGTATAGTTTTCTGCAAACTGTTTAAATCTTCGAACCCAATCTCGTTTAAGAGCATTGTTAGAAGATTCTTCAGTTATGTTTTCACCAAATCCTTGAGCAGTAGAACAAGCATCCCATAGATTTTTAAAGCATTTAAGTGCGTCTACAACCATACCAGAAGCAAATATTGCGGCATTACCATATTTCTTAACCATTTGATTAGCTGTAATAACAGCAGTATTAGGTGCTTGATTAAAGTCTTTATCACCTGTTGCTGCCAAAAATGAGATACCAGAGAAGAAATATCTATTATCAAATACATATCGTTCTACTCTATCCCAATCATCAACTATAATTGTATTAGATACGTTGTGCCTGATACCCTCATCTGCGCATAACTCTTCGTTTGTACCTGCAACAACCCAGTTTTGCTGTGCTTTTTTAACCAACTCTAAATGGTCTATACCAAGTAAATCATCTTTGAAGTATGAGCCTTTCTTTGGTATAATAGGAAATGATACAACAACATCTGTACCACCAGCTGACCATACACTTTCCTCCACCATATAAGGATTAGATTGCATAATTGCTTGAGTTATTTCAGACTCTTTATTCATTTGTACATTTCTTATGTACATTTCACTATGCTCTGCGTGTATACCACTTGCAGTTTGTAATAATACAGAAGCATTACCACTTGGTTTTACGCATGTTGTTCTTGCCGCAGGATTGATGCCGATAATTTCAGCTACTTCCTTGTTCACATCTTTCACTATCTTCGCACCTTTTTTAAGTACTTTCTCATTAAATAATACATCAGGGTTATTCATCCAACCTGTAATAGAAACACCAAGCAGTGCTTCTCTGTCAAATATCTGTTTAGATGTTTCAGATAAAAATTTAAAGTTGGTGTACCCAGCTTGTAGAGTACCGAGGATAGATGCTGCTCGGCATGCCTTATAAAAATCTTCCTCGGTATTGCACATGCCTCCGTTGATTTCAGTTAAGTTACAACCTTGCCAACCTGACTTGCCATTGATTTGAGGAAACATTCCTATTTCAACGCAAGGATTAGTTGTATGTTCACTTGACTGAACGAAGACAAATCCTGGTTCGCCGAATTGTTTAACAGATTCCATTATTTTATGGAACTGCTCATCACTTGCTTTATCACGAACAATTACGGCTGAATTATTAGATCTTCCTCTTTGAGGATTATCTACAAACCAATTACCAGTTTTAGCATTCATCATTTCTTCGTCATCGGCTGAGAATAAACATATCGTTGCCGATCTACGAACGCCACCACTTAATACTGCGTCAGCCGCATGCATGGCTATATCATAAACATGAATAGGTTTAACTGATACTGGTTCTTTTGAATCTAGTACAATACCTTGGAGAAGATACTCTATTCTGTCTAGAGCTCTTCTTAATCCATCTGGACCAGGTGCTTTAAAGCCTCCTGATATCTTAGCACCTTTTGGTCTTATTTGTGTCAAGTCAAAGAATACTCTACGTCCTTCATATTCTGGGTGTTTTCCACCACCTACAAAGAAAGAGGACATTAAAACATCTAGTGCTGATGCCCAACCTTCTATAGAGTCTTCAACTATAAATCCTTTTGCTTGTTTCGTTCTGTTTTGTATTTTAGGGAGTTTCGCAACGTGATGTTTTTGTACTGAGAAACCAGCACCAGCACCACATAGTAATATATAAAATATTTCACCAAAGAATTCTGGGCGATCAACATATGTAGATGTACAGTTGTACATTTTCATTTCATGTTTCAATAGTTGACTACCACCAAACTGTAATGCCCTTTGTGCTCCTAGAACCCTTTGCTCTTTATATGCCTGTTTTGCTTCTTCCATATATGGAGCCAAACCATTATCTTTTTCTTTATAATAGTTTGTATGCATATCAATCACTCTGTCAACTGCTTCGTCCCACGTTTCGTATCTTTCTTCTAAATCTTTATATCTTGAATATCCTTCATAAAATTTAGTTTGAGACAAAAACTCTCTTGTGTCAACAGGCTGTGCTGGCATGCGATTCTCCTTAATAATTTACTGATTTAATGTTTATCTATTATATATAATAATTTTGATTTTGTAAATAACTTTTACAAATTTTTATCAATCGGTTTTACTCTTCGACTTAAAACGAATGTTCTATTTGGATCAACTGTAATATTCATTTGTCGCATTAGTTTTCTATTGACCAATAAATCTGAACCGGTTCTTGGTCTAGAATCTAATCCCAACTCAACATCTTTATAAGTAAAACCATTAAACGTAATATCCATCAAAACTGTTGGTCTTATTTCTGATGGCTCTTCTCCATGTGCGTTTGCTCTATAAACTTTACTTGTTCCATACTTTGGTCTGGAATAAGTCTTTCCATTATATTTCCATTTTACAACTTTATCATCTTCACCTTTTCCTTCAAGTATTTCATCTGCGTGTAATGCACAAGAGTGAGCTCCATTACCAGTATCAAACTTTGCTCTTACACTACCAAGAGGTCCTAATGATATAGTTTCTAACCAACCACATTGTAAAGCTGATTGTCTATCCCAATGTGTTCTTTTAGAAACCCAATCGATAATTCTATATACAAGTTTCTCTCCTGTAATATTACTCTTTGGTTCTGCGTCTGAATAATAATCTTTATATGTGTATTCTTTATAGTTGGCTCCTGTTCCAGGACTTCCATTTATTTCCAATAGATATGGTTTGTTTTTATATATGATATGGTCAACACCAACCAAATATGCTTTAGATGCTCTAGCGGCTTTTAGTACAATATCTTTTTCTTCATCACTTAATACATATGGTTCAGCTGTGCCACCTCTATGAATGTTAGATCTGAAATCGTATTTAGAATGTATTCTTTTAGTTGATGCGACAATTTTATTATCAACGACCAGTGTTCTAACATCAAAATCTGTTTCCATATATTCTTGTATTAATAATTCAGCATTATGTTTCCATAGTGCTTGTATAGTAGAAATAAGTGATTCATAACTTTCTATTTTGATAACACCGATCCCTTGCGTACCAGTAAGTGTTTTTACAATAATTGGAAACTTCTCGCCAATTAGTTTTAAAGCACTATTAATATTTTTCTCATTGGAAACGAAAGCTGTTCTTGGAGTTGGTACGTTAAACTTTTCAAATAAAAGAGCTGTTGTCAATTTGTTATCGCAAGTCAACATAGCATCTCTTGTGTTTAACATAAATGCTTGAGAGTTTTCAAAAGCAGATATAATAGATAAACCAGCTTGGTCTTCAATAGATCCTGCTCTTGTTATACAAACAGTATCTTTACCAATGAATGTATGTTCACTATTGTTACCATCATAATTATAAACTGTTAATGTATTCTTTTCTTCATCTTTACCAGTTATAATAGCATGTTTTGTATTAATTATAATACAATCAAACTTTTTCTTTTCACATGCTTTTTGAATAAATGCCAGAGTTCTTTCTACTTTTCCCTTTTCACCAGTTTTTTGTTTTTTTACATCAGGATTTGATTTTGTAATAACAGCAACTGTAATAGGTTCATCGTTTCTTTCTATATCTTGTTCGGTTAAAACTTCAAGAAACTTTACACCATCTACATACTTGTATCTTGTTGTTTTATTCATTTTCGTATTCTGATGTTAATTTAGGGCAATTCTTTTCAACATAATATAATCGTTCTTCTAGTTCATCTATTTTTTTTGTAACGTGTGGGTACTTCTTACGCCATGCATCATCTGGTTGTTCTAACCATGTTAATCCCCATCGCTCTACAAGATAATCTAATATCATATCTATCTTGGCATAACACCAAAGACCAGCTCGTGTTCCTTTAAAATAAGTTAAGAATACAGCACCAGCTAGTGCTCCACCTATACCAGTATATATCCAAAGTGTATCTGCAAATAATCTACTTATCATAGTGTTGCTATTCCTTCGTATCTTTTGTATGATTGACATAGTTTACCATACTATGATCCATAACTGGGTCTAGTAAACCATCTCTGTAACCTCTAAATCTATCTTTGATTCTTTGCCACGGTGTTAGTTTTCTGATATTACCATAGTGATTGATATAAATTAATTCACCATGATGTCTATAAAACATAAATCTAGGAGGAACTCTCGTAACAATATCATTATTATTCACAACTCTGAAATGTTTTGTGTATAATCCCTTTACGAACTTTCTGGTACCAACTCTTGGTGAACCAAATGTATATAATGCCCATACTCTTGTTTGTATACGAGCAGTGGCAAGTGTTGCCATGGCGGCACCAAGTGAATGACCACACACATATATTCTTGAATTAGGAAATTCTTTTAAAGTCTTTTCTATTTCAGGCCAAACTTTATCGAGTTCGCCACGAAATCCTCTATGTACTAATCCTTTATCATTAAATGATTTTCTAGGAAATGCTTTGAGGTCAGCAAGTATGTCTGATATCTCATCAGGTTCTGTACCTCTAAAACAAAGTACAGTAATGTTTTCTCTTGTTTTTCTGATAATATGACATTGAGCACCATCTATATCTATTAAGACATGAAAGTCATATCCTAATCCTTTAAATGTGTTTAATGCTTCTTTACCTTCTAAGTATGCGGCTTTTGCTAATTCTGCAAAGTGATTAATCGTTGATAGTTCCATTGGTTGGTGTATCCTTAGTGTTAGATTCATCAGTCAATGCCTCTTCATAATAAACAATAATCTCTTCTTGTTGTCCTATAAACCTTTTCAACTCAGCAATGTTGAGCGCAAGGTTCTCGTAATCTTTCATACTTAATACAGTAAAGGCAACATCACCATACTGCTGTTCAAATTCTATTAAGAATTCTTCTAGATTGTCTTTTGTAACGACACGAACTCTCGTATCAATTAACTGTAACGGCTTCGGTCTCGACACCACTGGTACTTGAAGTTTCTCCACTTTCGTTACTACTTCCGTTTTCACCTCTTGCGGCCTCCATGTCGAGCAACCACTGAGGCTTATCATAAGTATTAGTATTACCAGTATCTGCCATAAACTGACGCCAAAGTTTCGCTGTAGCACCATTCATTCTTCCTTCTAAAGATTGGGCATCTTTCAATGCTTCAAGTACAAGATTTAAGTTCGCAAACTTACCTCTTAACTCATCACCATATGCTTCTGCCTTTTGTA